ATGGCATCAATCAAATTTTACATCAGAGGTCTGAAGCGTGAAAAGTCTCCGTTATTTGTGAGATATTCCGACGGCAGAAAAACTGATCTGATTGTCAAGTCAGGATTAGTAGTTGATACTTCTTTATGGTCCAATAAAAAAGAGGATCTTAAAATTAAGATCAGAACTAAGGACCAGATTGAACTTCTCAGTAAAATCAGCGATCTGAGAAAACTTATCGATTCGAGAGTGCTGAGTGATAATGGAAGTTCAGAAAAAGATAAGATCTGGCTTCAGAATATCATAAATGAATTTCATAACAAGAAGATTATCGACGCCAAGACTCTAAACGATTTTATTACACAGTACATAACTGAGTCAAAGGAGGGGAAGCATCATAATGAGCATTCAATGTGTTTCACGCCCGGGACGATCCGTACCTGGGAAGGATTTCAGAAAGTCTTTAATGAGTACCAGGGTATATATACTGAGAAGAGACTGCAGCAGATCAGAGAGGAAAACAAGAAGCTCAAAGAAGAAGGGAAGCCGGTCAAGAAGATACGACTATTAAAGTTAGTGGATTTTGAGGATATAACACTGCCGTTTTATGAGAGCTTTAGGATGTTCCTGATAAATGAAGGATATCAAATAAACACTGTCGGACGGTTTATAAAGCAGTTAAAATACTTCATGCAGAAATCCCTTAATAAAAAGCTTCATCAGAATAGAGATTTTCAAAATAGCGATGTGTTTAAGATACCTTCATCTGATTCCTACTCAGTTTATCTAACTGAAGAAGAAATTGAGAAGATTTACAATTATGACCTGAAGCAATTCCCTGTAATGGAGAAGGCAAGGGATGCTTTTATTGTACTTTGTGAGACAGCTTTAAGGATTAGCGACTATAAAAAAATTGATATAAATGTCAGAACTGTTGAAAAGAAGAGGTTGATTTATATCACTCAGGAAAAGACAAGTAAGCCTGTAGTTATTACAGTTTCTGCCCGCCTGGAAGAGCTACTGAAAAAATATGACAATAACCTCCCATTGATACATGATCAGTACATCAACAAATACATCAAAACAATTGCTGCCTGGTGTGGAATAGATGAAGTGCATCACTGGCAGGGAAATAAATACGGTAAGAAATACGACAGATCCGCGAAGAAATATGAATTAATCTCTTGCCATACAGCGAGACGGAGTGCCGTAACTAATATGCTTAAGGCAGGAATTTCGCCAAAGTATATAAGATCCATTACAGGACATTCGACGGATCGCCAATTGGAGGAATATGCAAAGCTAACGTCAGAGGAAATAGCTTTGACGCTTGCAGTACATCCATATTACACTAAGACAAAACTTAAAAAAGTAATCTGATATGACAACCATTTTAAACCAGGAAGATACCAGGGAGTTATTTATAAGATTATATGACTTCCCTTCCCTTTATAATGACTTAACCGATTATCAAAGGGATGAAGTTTATCAGTATGCTCAAAGGAAACTGACTGAAAGAGTTGTTTACTGGAGCGGAGCAATAGATTCACCGGTAAATATTGAAACTGCAGCAAGTGCAGGATATTCAGAAGAGAATGTATTAGAATATTTTCTTTCATGCGATGATGCCAGTAGAAGAGCGCGCTCTGTTATATCCCTTCTCGAGAATGAGAATCAAAAAAAGATTGTAACTGAAAAACTGACTAAGAAGAAAAGACAGAATAATCTTAAGGAAGTAAGGAGGATGTATGTTTTTTACCTTGGTTTGCTCCATATAAGGGGTAAGTTCTATCTGGACCATATAAACCAGGAGCAGCTGGATGAACAGATCAATGAAAAATTAATCGAAGTAACTACAGAGAAAGTTTCAGCTCAAAAAGTCAGAAGATTGTTAGTCGGTCAAGGTGAAGACGAGGAAGAGGAAATAATCTTTGTTGTCCATAACAAACAATCAAAGCGTTGGGAGTTTAAAAAAGATAAGTTTGAGTTAAAGAGTAAAAAATATCGTGACGCTTACGATGCAGCTGCAACCTTAATTAAGAGAAATAGTTAGACAAATATTTATCCTTAGGTATAATTACAGTTATGGGTACCATACTTGGTACCCATTTTTTTGTGCCTTAAAATTACTTCATGATTCATTAAAAACCATATGATGACTGACCAGAGCATTTTGACAATATTAAGGGACAACCCGGAGGCTGCCAAAAATCTGAGGCTGGAAATTAACGCTTTTGATTTAATGGCATTCCTTACAATGGTTGAGCGGAAGATCACCTCCGACAATGAACGGCTGATGCCTCAGAAAGATGAAATGATGACTTCAAAACAGGTTGCCTCTGAGTTTCAGGTTTCCCTGGTGACATTATGGAATTATGACAAACGAGGGATAACCCATCCCGTGAAGATCGGATCTCAGAAGAGGTATCGCAGATCTGACATTGAAGCAATTTTCAATAAAGACAAAGAACCAATAAACTAATTATATCATGACAAAAAGCAATGATACCTGGATTGAGGTTTTGTGGTTGAGACCACATCAAAGGTTTGGATATTTCCCTGGTGAGCTGGGGAAGGTCCAGAAGAAGGATATAAAAGAACTTCTCGGACGCAGAATTAGCGATGAAATTGAGGTTAAACCATATGTAAGAGTTGTCTCTTCTGAGGATGTAACTGCAATTCTCGAATCCCGGAAGCCGGCACCTCCCTCAGAGGAACCTCTGATTTATGTGCGGTTTTTGAAATGTCATCCACAATATGCCTACTCTCTCGGACAGCTCGGAAGGATATTCCTGTCAGCTGCTCAGTTACTGGCTGAAGAAGGATATGTTGAGCCACTTACTGAGGAAGAGTATCAGAGTGCCATTGCCTCTAAGAAACCTCAAAAGCCTTCACCGTCCGACTTCGTTAAGGTAACTTTTCTCAAGTATCATGGTGATTTTAGTTACTCCGTGGGCGACACTGGCACAGTTGCGAAGGGGAAATTTCCGAAACTTCTCGAAGGCGGTTATGTGGAGTTGTTCCAGGAGGTATCTGATAATGTTTCTGCATGGGACCGATTCACGAAGAAGGTTAAAAAGTAAGCAATGGCATACGGAGTCAAATATCAGCTTTTATGCAAGGGACGAGACGGAGTAACCTCAATGCTTGTGATCTCTGAGGATGGTTATGCCGGTGCTGAAATAGATAGGGATGTTCCTCCCTCTCCCTGGATCCTCCGCAAGGATTCAGCTGAAGTTGTCCAGGGCACATCAATTGAATTAATGATCCGGGAAACTTATGATTTTGAGTTCTTGGAATTTTACACCAATAACCCGCGAAAATATAAGGTTGAATTATACCGGGGAACAGGCACGGGGGTTACTGCTGACAGCACTTTGGTAACAGGTGATGATACAACTCACACGATGGATGAAACGGGTACAACCACTTTGCTTTGGTCCGGTTACATCAACCCGCAGCAGTATTCATGCAAATATGCCGGGGGAAATCAGAACATACTCTTTCAGGCAACAGACGGACTCGGACTTTTGAAGAGTGAACCGTTTACTCTTACAGGATTCTCGTCTGAGTTTGAGATAATCCGCCATTGCATTGATAAGATCGGACTTCAGCTTGGTTATGCTATTGCAATCGGCATACATGAGAATAATCACAGCTCAGATTATCCTCCGATCACTCAGACATATATAGAATGCGAGATTTATGAAGGTCTGAACTGTTACGAAGTTATTGAAGATGTTCTCGGCAAATATGATGCTACTATTACGCAATGGGAAAACCGCTGGCGAATCATTTCATATAAAGACAAAAAAGTTGAGAGATGTTTCTATACCTGGCAGGGAACATACGAAGGACCTGTGGCTGCTCCTTCCGTTCTTCTCCTGGATCTCGTTAATGATGCTGCTCATGTCAGACCTTCAGGTTATCTGATGATGAGTCTGCAACCAGGCGGTAAAAAAATAAAAGTCACCCATGATTACGGAAGAAAAGATTCCTTCCTGAAGAACCATGATTTTGAGCAGTATAACCTCCTAAGTTTTGATAATTGGATACGCTCAGGCAATTTCACTCCGACACAGTTAAATATTGGTGGTGTTTACGCTGCATATCTGACCGGTTACAGCAATGTAGATACCGATTACATTGAGCAGGAGATAGCTGTTACCAATGTTGCAGGACAGGGTTTTGTATTTTCCGTCGATGTGGCTCCCGTTGGGCATTCTTCAAGCAGTTATGCTCTCTCTACCTTAGAGATGGAAGTAAGGCTTCAGGTCACTCTCGATATTTACGGAACAATCTACTATTTAGGTACGACAGGAACCGGATGGAGTACCACACCTGGTTATATAACTGCAACAATCACCTCCGCTTTGTTTGCTGCAGGGCTGACTTGGGAACCGATTAAAATAACAACACTTGGGCTCCCTGGCAGCGGTACTCTGAAAGTAAGACTTATGAGATATAAGCACGCCAATCCCGGAACTGGTATTGTTTTTTCAGGAGTTGCATTCTCTCAGGCAAAGGTTTATTTCCTTGACGACGGGGAACTGTACCCGGCAGGATTCGAGGAAACAGCACTCTTCACTGAGAGCACAGAGCCGGGAACCTTAAGCGATAAAGAAATACTGTGTGCCGATGCTCCGAACCTGACGAACGCTGAACTTCTCTATAAAAACATTCTTAAGCTTTCAGACGGATCTATTACCAACGACTGGACCATTGACCAGGAACCCGGCTATACTTACACACTTATTGAGGTATTCCTGAAATCTCTGGCAAGTCGCAACCGGATAGCACGGCAGAAGCTCACAGGTACAGTCAAAGGATCTGCACTTGGATTTGAAACCCTGATTAAGCATGAATATAACTCTGACCGGGAGTTTGAAATATATGAATGTGCCTGGGATGTGTACGAGGGGAAGTGGAATGTAACACTCATTGAGTGGTTATCATTTAACGACAGAATTACTCAATATGAATAATAACTTATCATGAAGCAATATGAAAATTGAATCAAGGCCATTCCCCGGCAATGGGGGCAAAACAGGGGGAAATCGTGTATTCGATGCCCCGCAGGGTGTTCAGTGGAAAATAATAATGGGATTGCGCCATATCATCCCTACTGAGAAACTTGAAGAAATGTCACTTCAGGAGGCTGAAGCTCTGTATCAGAAAACATACGGCACCGCAATAGCTGAAACTGAACTTAAGGAGCCTACTAAAAGGATCCTGAGAGCTCTGAAGGTTAACGAAGCAGACTTCGGGAAACTCGTCAACCGTCCAAGGCAAATCAGATCTTCAACTCAGGCAAGCTCAATCAGGCAACCCATAACGAACACTTCGCCTGCACAGAAAACAAGCAATGAATCAAAACCAATAACTAAGGAGGATAAATTTAACATATTAATTATCAATGCCATGAAAAAGAATTTTGGAATTACGGATCTTATCAGGATGAGACTTAACAAGGGAACTCCTGATGTTTACCAGGATCATTATCTGTCTGTTGCAAAAAAGTACAACGAAGAAGCAGGACTCGGAGCCTTTATGCCTGATAATATACTTCCGATCCTTCCAAATAACGAGTATTCGCGTGCAGCTCTTCAGGCTGGAAGTATGGGAGCAGAGGCATATCCACTCCACAATGTTGAAGATTATGCACCGGTGCTGAAGGATCTTGGAGTTACAATCCTTAGAGGGAATAAGCCGGTAAAGAACCTGCCTGTTCTATCTGGAAATACCGGTGCCTGGCTTGGACAGGTTGCAGAGAATGAAGATGCTTCAGGAGCTATTGCAAAGATAAGCTTCAGTGATTTGAGATACTCTCTGTCACAACCCGTCAGTAAGCAGTTACTGATGCAGGGAGGACCCGGAGTTGAGCTTCTGCTCATTGATCAGCTTGGAAAGGGTCTGATGAATGGAGTTCTCTCAACCTTGTTTGGTGTAGCTGCAAGGACTACCACACAACCTCAGGGAATGGGATGGACCTGCACCGCAAGTCCTTTGGCAACCGCTACGGTCCCTCCCGGACTTGCTACAATAGACAACCTTGAGGGAGCACTCGACACTGCAGGAGCTCCTGTTGGCAGGCGTGCTTATCTAACCAATACAAGGGGAGCAAGAATTTTGAAGCGTGCACCTGCTGAAGTTGGCCATAGTGGCAGGTACCTGATGGAAGACGGTAAAGTTAACGGGTGGCCTTGCTTCATATCAAATGCAGTCAGTGCTGCTGCAGGATCGGGTGCAGACGGCAACCTGCTCATATTTGGGAACTGGGATGATCTGGTTATAAGTCAGACTGGTACATTTTTTATCGAGATTGATCCATATACCAGGGTAAAGAGTAACCTGGTGATTGTTACCATGTCTTGCTTTCTGGATTGGAAATCTGCCAGGGGCAACGCAAGCACCGGAGAGGGTAGCGACGCAAACGAATTTGGAGTCAGTTTCAGTGCCTGTTCATTGAAGCAGATTTAAGCTGTTCTTTTTCATTTTTTCATGTTGGATTACATTAGCTAATCGAAGGGCAGAGTTACTATCCATTGCTCTGCCCTGGGGCCCTCAGGAGAGGGAGTTGGTCATTCTTCCTCTCCTTTTTAAAACCTTAATTGATTACATGCAATGGACAGAAAAGAATACTTGGTAATCGATGGTCGCAAGATCTGCCTGATATGGAATTTTGATGTGATGACTGCTTATTTCAAACTTATCGGTTATTCACCGCAGGGGATGAACACTATCCCAACTGATATGCAAAGCATCCTGAAGCTTGCCTGGTGTGCAGCCAGAGCAGGAGAACGATGCGAAGGGCGCGAGCTGATAATGTCACCGATCGAATTTAAGCGATTGATTACTCCCTCTATGCTTCCGCAGTTAGCGAAAGTACTTACGGCTCTCAGTCTTGACGAAGATGATCATGCTGATAGTTCAAAAAAAATGAATACGATAAACCTAAACTAATGAAGACAGATCAGAATAAAATTGAGGTAGTCAGAATCAGGATCGGGGATAAGGTTTATTATCCGATTGAACAGTTTATGCAGATGAACAGCATAACACGAAGATCAGTTTACGATTGGATCAAGAAGGGGAAGGCAGAGAAAAAGATGATAGGCAGTGGCTGCTTCTTTGCATTGACATAATTTTTTTTGACCGGATATTGCTCAATATGTGAAGTTATGGAAGGCTGGATAAACATACACCGAAAGTTGATGGATCACTGGATATGGGATAACCCTGATTATCTCAAAGCATGGTTAACTATTTTATTAACGGTAAACCATCAAGACAAGAAGGTTGTGATAGAAGGAGAATTGATTGAATGTAATAGGGGACAGTCAGTTATGAGTCTGAATAATTGGGTAAAGGCATTTGGAAAAGGATGGAGTGTGCAGAAAGTCAGAACTTTACTAAATCTGTTAAAAAATGATGAGATGATCACTACTGAAGGGCTCAGAAAAACAACACGACTAACAGTGTGTAAATATGACAATTACCAATTTAAGCAACAAGCAGACAACAAGCAGACAACAAGGAGACAACAAGGAGACAACAAGGAGATAACAACAAACAATAATGATAATAATGATAAGAATAAGAATATACCTCCAAATTTTGAATTATTGAAGGCATACTGTGAAGGAAGAAAAAACAACATTGATCCTCAGAAATTCTTTGACTATTACCAGGCAAGGGGTTGGGCCATGAATGGAGGAAAAAAGATGAAGGATTGGCAGGCTGCAGTTCGCACCTGGGAGAAGAACGATAAGAAATTTAATAATGAACCTGTTAAAGTGATACCGGAATTTAATCCCGGACCTGGAAGATGAAGAACACACTCAAATATCAATCAACTATGAGATCAGAGAAAATTCCTCCTCAGGCTGTCGATGCTGAAATCTCGGTGCTGGGGATCTGCCTGCTATATCCTGATCGGGTACATGAACTTTCACTAAAACCTGAAATGTTCTACTCTGACAAGCACCGGAAGATCTTCGCCTCAATCCTTGATGTATCAAAGATCGGCCTTTGTGATATTGTGACAGTGACTGATGATCTGAGGAAGAAGAGCGAGCTCGATCAGGCGGGTGGTCCGGTTTATATTACCAAACTGATAGGTAATGTTTTTACGGATCAGCTATTATCAACTCATGCTCTTCTCATACAACAGGCATTTAAACTCAGGGAGTATATCAGAATAAGCAGCCAAATCAATGACATGGCATACCAGGAAGATCTCTCTGATGTGGTTGAGTTTGCTGAAACTGCCATATTTGAGCTGTCGGATTACTCCCAGACGAAAGAACCAAGGAGGATTGATAAATGCGTTGATGATGCTATATCAGAGATTGAGCAGATATATACTCACCAAAAAGAACTGATCGGAGTACCTTCAGGATATCTCGACATTGACAGGATAACAGGAGGCTGGCAGGCGGGGAACCTTGTTATCATTGCAGGACGGCCTTCAATGGGCAAGACTGCCTTTGCTCTTCAGCTTGCCTCCAATGCTGCTAACCTTGATTATCCTGTTGGTCTGTTCTCGCTCGAAATGTCCGAATATGAGTTAACGTCCCGACTTCTCAGCGGTGCTACCGGTTACAGCAATGTTGAGTTAAGAAATGCAAAGATTGATTTTCAGAAGTTGGTTAAAGGCAGTAAGAACGTATCACGGTTGCCGATTATCATTGATGACACACCGGATCTTAGTCTGTCGCAACTCCGCAGCAAAGTTAAAAAGATGATCCTCAGGTACGGGATCAAACTTGTCATTGTTGACTACCTGCAGCTGATGACTGCCAAAGCAGATACCAGGGAGAGAGAAGTAAGCACGATCAGCCGGGGACTTAAGTCCATATCGAAAGAGTACAATATTCCTGTCATTGCTCTGTCACAGCTTAACAGAGGATTGGAGGACCGGGCAGATAAGAAACCAAGGCTCTCAGATCTCAGGGAGTCAGGAGCCATTGAACAGGATGCAGATATTGTTTGCTTTGTTTACCGTCCGGCATATTACGGATTAGAAGAAATAAAAATCGGCAATACCACTATTTCAAGTAAGGATCTTATGATTCTTGATTCAGCAAAGAACAGAAGCGGAGCTCTCTTTACGGTAGCTCTGCATCATAACGAAAGTATGACAACCATATACCAGTAATTCTAAAGGCTATGATTCCTAAAGTGGATATGATAACGACAGAAGAGCTGCAATTCCTTCAGCTTCGCCTGCTCAATAGCCGTCCTTCCGGTCCTGTCGAACTTGATCCATGTTCACGCATTGTTGACTTCAGCCTATTTCTGAGAAGTCATATCAGCATTGTCATGTTTCAGAAAAAGAACCCGCGATACAGGCCATACCTGGAAAGACTTGAATTTGTTCTAAACATTATAAAATCAAAAAATTATGAAAACAAAGAAGATCACTGCAACGACAAATGAGCTGTCATGTTTCATTACCCTGCTGATTGCTACAGCGTATGAACAAAGCAGTAAAAGATTGAATTATGATAACCTGGTTGAGATCCAAAGAAGGGTTAATGATGACCTGATGTCAACAGACTTCAAAGCTGCAGCAAAGGAATTTGAAGAACTGTTATCTATTTACCAGGCAGCAGCCGATGATAACAGTCATACTGAATCAGCTAAAGGGAAATGAAACTTCCTCATCCCATTCTTGACTTACTGGATGAGTTCCTGTCAGAGATGACCAGGGAAGCATCCACTATTGAACAGTACAGAAAGATAAACCTCCTCTTCATCCGATGGATGACAATGAGCAAAGATCATAATGCAGCTGAACCAACCAGGCAGGCATTCGCTTGTTACTGGCGCGACTGCAGGAGCAGGAACCTGTCTGTAAGAACGCTGGATAATTATACAGCTGCCATACGGATGTTTTTTAAGTGGTTGGTTCTTTGTGAATATTATAAACATGATGTCACAGCCGGCACAAAGGCACTGAGAAAATCAAGTGATTATATCAAAGCTCCACTCCCTGAAGAAAAGACAGAAGAACTGCTGAATAACTTCAAAAAAGATTCAGTGGTTGAGTTACGGGATTTTGCTATTATAAACCTCATGGTCAGCCTGGGCCTCAGACGCAATGAAGTGGCGACACTTAACCAGGAAGATTTTAAGAGAGACGGCACACTGTGGTATGTAAGGATCATGGGGAAGGGGCACAGTGAAAAGGATGCAGAGCTTCCGATAACGAATGACATTCTGAAACCAATCCGAAAATATTGGAGCAAACGACCTGGGATGAGCAAAGGAGATCCCGCCTTCATTAGTCATTCCAATTCTGCATCCGGGAGAATAACGCCTCACTTTATATCGGTTATGGTTAAGGCCAGACTCAGGGCGATCGGCTTAGATGATAGGTTGTATAGTTCACACAGCTTACGACATACTGCCGCGTATTATGCAATGAAGGCAGGGGCTAAATCTATCGAAGTAACAGTGATGTTAAGGCAAAAAGATACAAGAGTAGCAGAGCAGTATTTGAAGGCATTTAAGCAAGGGAGAAGGAAGGACGGCACAGCAATCATGAAGCTCGGAGGTTATATCAGAGAAAATGTCCGAAACCCCTTAAAAAAGAAGTAAAAAGTTATATCAAGTTATGATCAGTTTAAGTAAACACGCCATTTACTTACATAAGGGGAAAATGAATGTTGAGATCATAGTGAAGTTATTCATAATGAATCAGGTGCAGAGCTTTATAGTATTAAATATGAGGCTATTGGCTTGTCAAAACTGCAGAGGGTACAGGGGGGGTAAAATCTCTACAGCTTTACGCCCCACGACCGTAGCCCCCAACAATCGTTGACTTTGGCAAAAATCACAGGAAAAAATTGAGGTATGAAATAGTAGTTATTAATTAAACATTTAAAGCATTATGAGAGGAAGACCAAGAGTCCCTGATACAATTAAGAGGTTACAGGGCACAGACAGGAAGGACCGACAGGTTCCAGCTGTAGAATTTACAAAAATTACTGTTGCACCAAAACCTGAAATGTGGTTAGAGGCAAAGGCAAAAAGTTACTTTACAAATCTCTGCCGGCTTCTGATCGACAAAGAACTTCTAACAGATGGTAATGTTACCCTGGTGTTAATGATGGCTCAGGAGTTTGCAACTTACGAGAAAGCAGCGAAGGAGCTGAAAAAATCAGGTTATACAGTTAAAGCGGGAGCTCAGCGGGATGACAAAGCTTCTCCCTGGGTAACCATAAGAAACGAATGTCTGAAGAACTACATGAGCATAGCAACGAGATTCGGCTTAGATCCTATCAGTGCTATGAAAGTGCCAAATGGGAAAACAGAGGATAAGGATCCATTTGATGAAATGCTGAAGAAATATGAAAGATGAAGATTTATTTGGCAGTCATAACAAAAGCTTCTATCTTTCCGGTGCTGTTACTTTCTTCTTATGAAAATTAAAGACATTATTGCCCCCAATTTCGGTGCACTCCTTCCGCGAGAAGAAAGTGACAGCACACCGGATGCGGGGGCATCACTTTAATTTAACAAGCTATGGAACCAACTATCTTTGAAATCGAACACGAATCTGAAGTAAAAGAAACCTACAACTTTGCTGTCCTGGAAGATCTCTTCAGGGTGGTACCTCCAAAAGACTATTCCAGGATGTTGCGAGACTTGCATCATTTTTATTCTGCAGCACTGCTGACTGGATTTATCCAGGATAAAGATCAGGGAACTGCCTTATATGATGACAGCACCCCTGAGGATCTGTTCTTCCTCAAAGTACTTGCAGACACCTTTGACTCAATGGACCATGCTTAAGATCAAACTTTCACCTCCAACTCTTGTTAAGCGGAAGTATGTTGTATTCATTGACTCGGACACAAAGAAATCATTCAGCAGCAAGCGGGCAGCAACCGACTACATTACAAAGATCGAAGGCGAACTGAATGAAGCTCTCCTGTTCGTGAATGAGTTTTATGGAATTATCTCAATCTTTTACCGAACATACTTCCTTGGTGATCGTGACTTTCATTTCAAATATGATGTGGAGATCCTTCTGAAGCTGATTAATGACCGGCTGAATTATATTGGCGGTCATGCAGCCTCTGAAAACTTCAATACAATCATTTCTCAGGCTCTTAACATCTGCTTTGAATCCTTGGAACAGGCTTGCGGGTTGATCGACACGAAAAGCAGAAGCAGGTATGATATGTTAACCAGGAGAAGGATCAACCTGTATGGAAGGATAATTTCTCAGTATCGAGAGTCATTTGAACATTTCAAACGTGAATCGATTTACAGCGATAACCTGAAAGTGAAATCTGCCTGA